TTTACAGTCAAGTAAGGCGTGGCAAGCCAACGTTAAGCTGTTGAGTCGTTTTAAGTGTAATTCGGGGCAGAATTGGTAAAGAGAGTCGTGTAAAATATCGAGTTCGCACATCTTGTTGTCTGATTATTGATTTTTCGCGAAACCATTTGATCATATGACAAGATGTGTATCCACCTTAACTTAATGATTTTTACCAAAATCATTAGGGGATTCATCAGTGCTCTGCATTAACTTTGCCGTACAGATCCAGTTTGTTACCGTCTTTGTTATAGATTTCTGCCGCTTGTGCAGACATTGCCATCAGGACTGATGCTGCAACCGCAGAAAGTGCCACTGTGATTTTTTTCATTTTTTTGCCCTTTAGATTGAACTTTTCAGTAGAAAAGAGGTCACTGCGGACAAATGTTTATCTTTTTTGGATTCGTGTTTCAAGTTTTGCAAATAAAAATCAAGGTATTTTTGTGATCAAAATCACAAATAATAACCTTGAAAACCCAATGGACTATTAGAAAAATCTCAATTCACAGAATAAAAATTGACAAAATAGAACAAAACACAATCAACAATAAGCACAAAAGACAAACAATTAAATTAGCACAAAAATAATAACTGCAAAAATAGATAGCCTGTTAATTAATAGGGTTTTAATGGATGTGGATTTGAAATCTACTTAAAAAGTAGAGTCAAATTAATTACTGTCGATTGGGTATTAAACTGAATCTATATTGTGAGAGTTAAAGACGATGTGTTTTAGTTATACATGTTATTCCCTAAAATGGAGTAGTCTCATCGAATTCTGATTAATAACGAGCTAAGCCAATTCATTTTAGTATGTGTATATCTTTACCCTCTGAATATGCAATGACGAAGAGATATTAAACAATATGTAGCTTCAGGATTGACTCTGGAAGAATTAAAAGATCGGCTAAAGTGTTCAATATGTGGTGAGCGAAACGCAAAAATTAAAATTTTTTGATCTAACATATTAGGCAATAGCTTGCTTCCATAACCTAAAGCAAGCCACTACGCGTTTACTTTAAGTACACAATTAACATATCAGAACAGATTATTTGTGCACTATCAGGGAGTTAATATACGATCTGGTCTACATGATCCCCAAAATCATCGTCGTCCTCATCGCCACCCTCTACTGCTGGCCAATCGACAAACCAGCCAGCGTAAAGATGCAGCGTTCGGAGAACATCACTTGCGGGAGCATCAAGGGTGTTAACGAATCCCATATAGCTATTGGGATTTGCCCCAGCTATGGCTTCAGCGATCATGTCCTCGGTAATGTCACCGGAGATAATGCTTAAACGCCCGGAAACTTCTTCATTATCATCAAATTCGATAATGGCATCTCCGCCTAATGGCGCTGCGATTTTAATCTGCATTATTTAGCTCCTTTGCCACACCTAATAACAGTTCCAGCAATCCGTCACCATTCATCAGTGATGCGGCAGCGGCCTCTTTGTCATGATACAACTGAAGAGCCATAGAGAATACTTCCGTTGCTGATGTTTTTGAAATAGTCGGTGCTTTCTGCCGAATTTTCCCGGAGTTACTCACTGAGGCTGGCGGGTATACCTGCGCCATATAAATATTACTCAATCGAGATCTGAAGCACCATTCAGGCTTGCCACGCCCACCGATATTAACGAAAGATGGCTTATCCCCTTCAACATTGGCCTTCAGGAATGACCGGGCTTTCTCTAACAAACCAGGGTTACTGTACTCAAGATGATGACCCAGCTCGTGCCACAGTGCACTTGCATTTTCATCGTTCAAATTGACAGCAACAACACCATTAAGATTTGCATATGCCCTTCCCTGGTGGTGAACCACCTTTGATAAGGTCGAAATTTTACCGCCGGTCAGGCGATAAATATCAGCAAGTTCCTTGCGCAGGTCTATCCCACCATTCTGTCCAGCGCGGGCTTCTTCCACTTCTTCCGTGATAAAAGAGTCGGCCCACTCAAGAGCTTTTTCTTCAGATACGGATGAGTTTGCGATCGCACTGTTCATGGCAGATAACACTTTCTCGTGGACCGAACCCATACTTCGCTGATTCATTTGCCAGCGTGTCTGCGGGTTATATGAGAATCGCTTAAGTAGTTGGTCAAGCTGCTCAAGTTCTTCTTCACTGACATACCTTTTAGCCTCACCAATAATGCCAGGGAGAATATTGCCGTTAGGATTAAACGCTCGCGAAAGGAAGAGTTTCAGCGCCCCCATGCCCTCCGATGCTTCAATATCACCAATAACCCGGTTAACAATGGCCGCACTCTTCGGATTAGCATCCGCCAACGCTCTGGCTACAATTTGCAGGGACGATACGACCTCACGCTGCATATCCGTCCTGATCTCATCAATAAACTCTGGCGTTATGCCGTGCTCTTTAAGGATATCCCTGCCTTCCGCCGTTACCCCATCGATATCACCGACATGTTTATAAACCCGACTTTGCAATGCCTTAAATGCCTTCAGAATTCCACGGGAATCATCCGCTTTACTAACGGCCTTCCTGAATGCTGGCAAGAAGTCTGAGTTAACCTCATTTTGTTGATCGGCCCACTGAATGGAGGCTTCTTTCATCTCGTCCAGAGTCAGATCACCCAACGCGGTATGGTCTGTGAATATGAGCGACAACCTCTGAACCATTTCTGCCAATGGTGATGCCGAATGCGCCGCGCTAAGGAATGCTTTCACCCTGGTTGGGCGAATGGAAAACCAGTCAATAGCTGGTGGCATATCTCCGTTTTTTATCGCCTGCGCTATCTCGTCAAAGCCATCGCGCCCAAGGGAGGATGCGTGATTTAACAAGCCGCGAAGTAACGAATTGCTGATACCGAATAATCGGCACCATTTTTTCACGTCGGCAACAGGCATTCGAACAAAATGCGCAAGCACTTGTACAAGCTGTTCATCCTGGGGATCTGTACGGGAAAGCAGCCTGATCAGATGAATAATGTCTTTGATGCCGGATGCCCGATGTAATAGCAAACTGGTATATGGAGCAACACCGTTGTAACTACCGCCGGAAACGGACTCGAAAAGACCGCCGGATATCCCTTGCATGCCTTCGTTTTCCAGTTCCTGAGACACCTGGCGAAGGATATCCTGTAACGACACATCACCACCGCCAAACATATCCCCCAGCGCCTGGCCCTGGTGCTGTAACTCATCATTGATACGTTGAGCCATCAATTTAAAAGCGGTGGCCATACGCTTCGCGCTACGGTTATTCGCGACGATGAACAACGCGAGAGCTTTCACTTCCGGGGCTGTTTCGCTGAACATATCCCCCTGAGCAATAACATCGGTAATATGTTGGCCTGACTCCTTCGATTGCCTTACCAGGTCTACCGCATCTTTCAATGCCGCCAGCGCCTTTTTATCGAGGCTATCCGCTGTCTCAATGCCATCAACAATAGTTGTCACAGCCTGCTTGTGCGCTTCTCCTGATAAAGCCTGCATCTGGACAAAATCATTGGCTGCCGCATTAAGCGCCGTCAGAACATTACGCATATCAGGATCAGGTTCTTCTGCAACCATCCTTACCAGGCGCGCATCCTTATATGCCTTGGTAAAGATCGCGTTTTGTATACGGTCAACAAGTTGCCGTGTTGGTCGCCCATCTTCCGTTACCTGTGTGGCACCAACTTGCGTCATAAATCCGCGAATAAACGCGTCATTACTGCGGCTAAGCAGATCTCCGCTTTCTGACGGATTAAACAGCGCCATCATCGCCGGAGTTATATTGTCGGCATCAACAAAAGTCTTTTCACTGGCTGCCATTTCCTGAAGATCAGAAATATTTGAGTCCTTGGCAAACTGAACGCGGTCAACCTTAGTTAACCGGCGGCGCACCAGTACCGGAGCCGTCATTGATTCAACCTTTTCAGGTCGTATTCCGAATTCGGTCGCATGTTCAATCAGGTACTCCCGATACCGATCCGCATTACCGTCCTGATAGGCTTTAATGATCCCCATGGTCCGCCCATTACCTGACTCAACGGCATTGTCCTCACCAATTATCGGCGCGCCATGACTGGATAAACCGGAATCGGTAAGCTGGGCAGGACGCAAATCCTTGGATATCTGGTTAACCTGAAGAAGGCTGGATGCGCGGGTCCGGTCGCGCGGCTGAAGTGCCTGGGGATAGTCTGGATTAATTTTCCCATCCAGAGTATTGGATACCAAAAGAGCTGAGGCATCGACGATATCAAACGCCGTTTTTACCTCGTCTCCCTTCGCTGTCACCACATACGAAACCCGCCCATAATCGGGCAGGTTCTTTAGCAGCTCGATCAGCGTTTCTATGCTGGTGGCCATTACCACCTGATCGCTTAAGCTCATCCCTGTTACGCCTTATCCAATGTGCCGCCCCCTACGCTCCTCATAGTGGGGATATAAGGCACAGTTTTCCTCCCGGCTATTTTTGCTTAAAATAGTGACATGAAACAACAGGTGTCATTCAAATTCCGGTTAAAACCAGATGGTCAACAGGAGTGTCAAATGAGGCGCTTTGCCGGAGCTTGTCGTTTCGTTTTCAACCGTGCTCTGGCGCTTCAGAATGAGAATCATGAGGCCGGTAAAAAATACATCCCTTACACGAAAATGGCTTCCTGGTTGGTTGAGTGGAAAAAAGACACTGAAACCGAATGGCTTATAGATTCTCCCTCACAGCCATTGCAACAGTCACTGAAAGACCTTGAGCGGGCTTACAAAAACTTCTTCCAGAATCGGGCTGCTTTTCCCCGATTCAAAAAGCGGGGACAGAATGATGCATTTCGCTACCCGCAGGGCGTTAAGCTCGATCAGGAAAACAGCCGTATTTTTCTGCCGAAACTGGGCTGGATGCGCTACCGGAATAGCCGTCAGGTCACGGGAGTTGTGAAAAATGTCACTGTCAGCCAGTCCTGCGGTAAGTGGTACATCAGTATTCAGACAGAAAGAGAGGTATCCACTCCTGTTCACCCTTCAGCATCAATGGTCGGACTGGATGCTGGCGTGGCTAAACTCGCCACGCTGTCAGATGGCACAGTCTTTGAACCTGTAAATAGTTTTCAGAAAAACCAGAAGAAGCTGGCGAGACTTCAGCGACAGTTAAGCCGCAAGGTCAGATTCAGCAACAACTGGCAGAAGCAGAAACGCAAAATACAGCGACTGCATTTTCGTATCGCAAATATCCGTAGAGACTACCTTCATAAAGTCACAACGATCATCAGCAAAAACCACGCAATGATTGTCATTGAGGATTTGAAGGTTAAATACATGTCAAAGTCAGCGGCGGGAACGATAAGTCATCCGGGTCGCAATGTCCGGGCAAAATCAGGTTTAAACCGTTCGATACTGGATCAGGGCTGGTATGAAATGCGCCGCCAGCTTGAGTACAAGCAGCTCTGGCGTGGCGGTCAGGTGCTTGCTGTTCCGCCAGCGTACACAAGCCAGCGTTGCGCGTGCTGTGGTCATACAGCGAAAGAAAATCGCCTGTCACAAAGTAAATTCAGATGCCAGGTATGTGGATATACAGCGAACGCCGATGTAAACGGCGCTCGTAACATTTTAGCGGCGGGGCACGCCGTACTTGCCTGTGGAGGGATGGTGCAGTCAGGCCGCCCGTTGAAGCAGGAACCCACCGAAATGATTCAGGCGACAGCCTGAACGTAGCAGGGATCCACGCCCTTCGGGGCGTGGAGGATGTCACGCTGCCTCTTTAATGTTGGCGGCTATCCATGCCGCCGTGTGCTGTTTAACCTGGTCCAGGTCGATGTATGTGCCAACATATTGACTCAAGTCCTGTAACGTACCGATAAATGCATCAGTGCTCTGATCGACGAATTTATCAGCCAGGAATTCAGCAACCAGTTTGGGCACACCATCATGTTCCGAAGGTTGTTTTTCTTCGCCACTACCGCCGCCAGACGCGCCGTACCCCATCTGTTGCATGATCTGGTCAATTTCATCGCTGATATCCAGCAACTCCATGCCACTCGCGGTAGCCGCTTTGGACATCAGAGCATCCAACTTATCGCTGAGGTCCATTAACTCAATCGCTGATAGTGTCATGCCGCTACCCCCGCTTTCTGGATTGCTACCAGCAGATCAGCCAGGTGGCGAGCTGCGCCATTAACCAGCTCTTCGTTTTCCTCAAAACGCCCGGCAGCCTGAAGGGCTGCAATCGCTTCCCGGACATTACCCCGGGCGTTACGGATCTCCGCCATGTCAGTGCTTTGCATATCCATCACGCTATTGAGATATTCAATGGCTTTATTAGCCTCTGCATCTGCTTCGCTAACCGTTTCATCAGGCTGTGCCGGGACCGGTTCTGGTTGAGTAATCTCACCGACTTCGGCCTGCAATGCATTGATCATGCTCTGCACCATTTTCTCGGTGCCAGCGCCCCCAGGAAACGCAATATTGGGGAAAGTTTTTTGAAACTGAGTTTTCAGCATTACGCGGAACTCGTCTGGTGAGCTGGTGGCCAGCTCCAGAGCTTTTTGTGCATATTTGCCAAACGGACCATTAGTAAGTGTCTTCGCCAGGAAGTCGAAAGAATCCTCGCGAGGCAATAACTTCAGGTCGTACTCACTCATTTGCTGATCAGAAAGCGGGGTATCGTAAGTAGCAATGCCGTAGCGTGCATATTCATAATACGGGTCACCTTCATCAGGGCGCGGCAGAATCGCTTTGTTACCTTCAGGTATTGCGCCAGGGGCCGCCGGACGCATTTGCAGGGCATATCGATATGCACCTACAGAGACTTCTGGTTCAGGCGAAGAGCTACCGGTATCCTCCGCTGGTTCAGGTTCGACGTTTTCCGGTTTATGTTCTTCTGGTTGGACCAGATATTCCGATACATTACCCGCTTTATAGGCTTTAAACAGCTTGCCGATCGCATCTGCCATGTCCACACCCTGTATGGATTTAGCCTTGATCATGTATACGCTGCCATCCGGATCGGTTAACTGGATATACCCTTCGCCATCCCCAATGAATTGCTTCATTGATGCACCATTACTGAGCGTCGCTTCCCCGTCCATATGCATACGATTTTTGATACTGGCAAGGCGATCCGTCAGCGCGCGAGAGTGCCCACCAGTCATCCCCGCTGGAGCAATGGTATCGCGCCCACCAGTGCGATTGAGCTGATCAATCTCCGTCTGCAAACGCTCATTCTCTTCATAAAGAGAATCCGCTTCCGATGCAACAGCGTTAATTTTCTGCTCCAGATCTGCCTTCTGCCCTTCTACCGCTGCCACCTGATCCGCGAGGTCGCTCATGGCATCCTCTTTCTGGTCACTGTCAGCCTGTAGTTGGGTTATTTCATCAACAAGGGCTTTTTTCTTCTTCTGCGCACGCTGGAATTTTGCCGAGTTTTTCTCTGCAAGGTTGGCAAGTTTCATGGTGACCTGCGCCAGCGTCATATCACGTCCACTCATCGGAGCAACGGTGTGAGTAACGTCTTTTTTATTCAGTAAGAACTGGAAAGCAACCAGCGTATCGCTATTGGTGATCCGGTTTTCCGCTGTCGGGCTATGAAACAGAATGCTGATAGTCTGACCATCACTGAGCGGAATAATGGCTGGCAAGACCGGCAGCCCGTTAACGTTACGTGCCCGGCCAATTTCAGCGCCGCCGATCGCGCGCGCGCCGCTCTGGGCCACATCCCCCGTTTTATCACTCCCCGCAGAGATTCCGGTACCATTCAGCTTCTGGTTCAATGCCCGGACAAATGCCTGCATGGTCCGGTGTAACTGCAAACGAGTAGAACTAATCGCCTCCAGTAAATCCGTAGCACACCAGTGGATCGGCGTGTCATAGAAGAACGTAGCCTCGATTTCCTCCAGGGTGTTGGATTCCGTCATCAGATAGCGGTCCTCACCGGCCATTAATGCGCGATATTCATCATCAGTCACTGGCGGGGGAAGCACGTCAAGCCCAGGCTTGAGCGTCACCCCTTTATTGATATTGAACTGTTCCATGTTAATTTCCTGCTTTCAGTTGCTTAAGACGACGTTTGAGTTCGCCATTCCGTGCCTTTTCGTTATTGAGTCGGCCCGTCTCCTTATCCAGCTTCGCCCGCAAATCAGTGATCTGCTGTTGATTGAAAGACACCGAATTCTGCGCGGACTTATAAGCGGCAACCACCTGAGCATTCCGCTGTTTTGCTTCTTGCAGGCGCTGAAAGTTGGATTTAACTGCCGGTTTCTTGTCTACCGGATTGGCAACACGCTTCGCTTTGGCGATCAGTGATTTCTGGAATTTTGCGGAGTTTTTGCGGGCCGCCTGTCCCATGACGGTACCAAGCGTCTTGATATCCGGCGACTGAGCGTTAGGAATAGCTTTTCCATTCAGTTTCACAGACGATATATCGCCAGTATCGTTTACCTGTATGGCAAGAATTTGTCCGTCGTTAAGAACCAGCTTTGCGGTTTTAACTTTAACGCCATCTTTCGTTGTTGCGCGGTTGCTGGAGTCAACCTCAATTACCGTAACCCCGGTTTTATTGATCGCCGCGATAAGGGATTTCAGCCCCTTTTCATTAACCTGGTCAAAATCGACCGTTGCATACTTATTTTTCGTCATCTGACACATCCTGTGCGAGATTTATTACGTAACTTCTGCGGATTTGCTGAGTAACAGGGAAAATCCGATACAACGGGTTAATGAACGAGTCGCCATGCGTAACCATGACGTTGAAATGCCACAGTCGCTCTCCTTTACCCATATATTCAGTGGGTATGTACAACCATTCACTGTTTTCGCCCTGTTCAGCCGACGTCAGACAACGTTGTTCACCTTCAATCACTGTCGTCGGCTTCTGAACATCGCGGATCCAATATCTGACCGTTGCGCCGCGCAAAAACGGGAATTTAGACCGGTATTTGAACGGCACCCGGATGAAACCCGGTTTAATTTCCACATCACCAAGTTCTAAATGCGTGATGTCCTTGCGTTTTAGCAAATAGCGATCGGCTAAGGCTAACGCAAGAACGCATACACCCCAGCCAATCATTTCCCGCCTCCCTTTTTCACCAAACTTGTAAGAACATTCAGAATGCTATCGATATTCACTCGTTTCATCCCTGAAATCACCTCATGACCGTTATTGCTGGCTATCGTTACCATTAAGTACGTAATTGATAACTCCCAGCCCTCGTGTTGCCCCAATAGGTACGCCACCGCGCCAGCTGTCACTGCAACAAAGATCTCCGTAACCAATCCCAACAAATTGCCAGACTGGCGACCGTCTCGGACATCCATCAGGAACGTGCCTATCCCACCAATTACTGAAAGCAGGAGCGCAATAGCAACTGGAGCTAATTCCTGTGTGTCAAGCACAAGTTCCCTCCTACGTTGTCAGGAGGTAATGGTATGCAAAGTAACTTCTCAACCGGTCATTTGTTGCTTAAGAGGCATTTCTATTGAGGTACGAATCGATAATCCTTTGTGACTTTTCAAGAATGAGCCTGTTATTGATGCTGCAAATAATAGTCACGCAATTCTGAAGACTTTCATCCATACCCTTATATTCCGCGAAATACATGCCTATAAAGCCTGCAAGTACGGCAGCAATACACTCGGCCATCAATTGTCTGCATGACGCTTCGTAACGTTTTTCACGAACCCCATTCAGAAACGAATGCACGCCTCCAAGGATGGTTATAAAAAATATGGTTAAATCAAACATTAAAGTAACCCCGCTTTTCAATAAAACATCATTGGGGCACGGTATGCACTTTGTGATTTCCACACACACTGGTTTCTGTTAATTAAAATCCGCAGCTTGCTATGAATAACTATGGTGAGCAGAAAATATGCTAATTGGCTATGTACGCGTATCAACAAATGAACAAAACACTGCTTTACAACGAAATGCTCTTGAAAGCGCAGGATGTGAGCTAATTTTTGAGGACAAGGCGAGCGGCAAAAAGGCTGAACGACCAGAGTTAAAAAAATGCTTTTGAGAGGTGACACTCTGGTCGAATGAAAGTTAGATTGGCTTGGATGCAGTATGCGCTCGCTCTTGAAGCATGAACAGTAATCATCTTATCAGGATGCACTGGAACCAGTCGATGCTTCCAGCGATCCAGATATTTCATTAAATGGACTACGCCTCCGGGAACGCTGGCAAATTGACATCTGGTGCAGTGCTGGTATCCGTTGCGGTCACCGCATCGATATAATCCAGCACAGCGTTAAGACGGGTGGTTTCAGCCTGCGTAAGATTCCGCCCGGCCTGTAATTTCAGTTGAATAAGACTAATGGAAGCCATTGCGGTATCAATCAGCGACTGTTTTTTCTGTTCAGCGTCAGCTACCAGTTCATCATGAGAACGTTCCGGAGTGGGTGGTGCAGTAAATCCCCCGTCTGAATACACCCAGCCGATTCCGGGCTGCTCACTGATATCAGAAATATTAATGAGCTGCTGATTATCCGGCACTGTGAATTCAGCCTCGCCATCCCAGACAATGACATTCACAACCATCCCATTTTCAATAACTGCATATGATGTATTCATTATGCAAACTCCTCGATAATACAAATCCCTGCAGCGCCTTTCCCGCCCGTCATACTGGTTCCGCTATAACCGGCATCGTATGCACCACCGCCGCCCGAACCATATGCCCGACCGATAACGCCACCGCCAGCGCCTGCGCGACCACCGCCCCCCCAGAACGATGATCCTCCTTCACCACTGACGCTGATATTTCCGGACTGACCGTCTCCTCCATGCCCACCAATAATGCGGACATCACCAGTATTCGGCGCGCCTCCATTACCACCGTTCGTGTTTGTGACTCCTACTTTCCCGCCGCCTTCACCGCCAGGGGCTATTACCGTTCCGAACGAGCTATCACCGCCCTTGAGGCCGTTCGTAGCACCAACACCGCCGCCCCCACCTGCGCCGATAGTGACAGGATAACTATCCTTCGTCAGGGTCAGCGTGACAATTACTGTCCCGCCGGCCCCACCGCCTGCACCGAAAAACGTTTCGTTATTGGATGTAGCCTGGCAGCCACCCCCTCCGCCACCGCCGCCCGTAATTGTGACCCTGATTCGTTTAGTTCCTGGTGTCGGGGTGTACGTACCTGATGAAGTGAAAATTCGAGTGTTTACAAGGCGTCCAACGTATCCACTTGCATCGCTCAGGCCAAGGTCAGCAGTAGTAGGTTTATTTTTAGTGTTATACGCTCTGCGCCATCCAGGTGAATAACTTGAGCCATTAGACACATAGATAAACTCCGCATTAGTGAGTGCACCAGTGACATTTGTCGTAGTGGCCGTTGTTATTCGAATGGTGTAATTGTTGGTATTATTGCTGAATACTTCTATCACAGCACCCGCCAGTGGAATAATGCCACAACCAGTTTCACTGTCTGGTATGGATGCACTATTCGCATACGCCCATGCACAACGAGCGATCCATGCTTTCGTATTGAATGCCCCGTTATTTTGCAACAAAGTAACTAACTGGGCTGTCGTTATTGACTCACCGTTATTACCTGTTGTTAACCAACCAGTAGGAGATGCCGGGCAACCAATATTTGCTGGTGACAGTGAAATATTCGCAGAACCGTCAAATGAAACCCCATTAATGGTACGCGCTGTTTGCAATTTGGTAGCCGTAGCTGCATTACCGGTCGTGTTCTGGTTACCAGCAATGTTTACACCCGGCAGGTTGATATTGGCGGAGCCATCGAATGACACGCCGCCGATTGTGCGGGCCGTCTGAAGTTTCGTTGCGGTTGCAGCATTACCAGTCGTGTTCTGGCTACCAGCAATATTCACGCCCGGCAGGTTGATATTGGCGGAGCCATCAAATGAAACGCCACCAATGGTTCTTGCCGTTTGTAATTTCGTGGCAGACGCCGCATTTCCTGTTGTGTTCTGGTTGCCCGTTGTATTTACGCCCGGTATGGAGTCTTTCGATGTATAGACCTGTGCCCACTCAGACCATGCCGCATCTGTGTTATCTCTTCTGGAGCGAATTAAGATAGGTGCATGAGCACCACTTGTAGCACTCCAGCCAATGAGTAACTCGCCTTCACCTCTTGATGTGGCTCCCTTCAGGTGAAGAATGTTCCCGTAAGCCGTAGGATAACCATTGTTGTACGCCTCATACATTTGCAACCCAGCTGCATCGCCTTGCGTTGTTCCGGTGAGCGCAGTAACACGTCCTCTGGACGTAATTGTTGGGATCGAAATGTCCGCAGAACCATCAAACTGAACACCATTGATGTTTCTCGCCTTTTGCAACTTCGTAGCCGTTGAAGCATTGCCGTTCAAACTACCATTGATGCCGCCAGTAACATCGAGCCCATTACCGATCGTAACAGTACCATTGGCATTGTTAATGATAAGCGGCCTTAAATTATTATAGGTTCCCAGGCTGTTACCCGAATTGGTCAACATGAAATATGTCTTTGAGCCATCGTTTCGGATAAAGAATCCGTAGCTTCCATAGGCAATGCGGAAACCATTTGCATATCTTGAAACGATCTCACCAGTAGCCGTTAAACCGCCGTTGAGATTTCCTCCGGTTATTGGTAATGCGCCGACATCCGTGGCGGTCGGTTTAATGTGCGAACTGTAAATAACATATACCGTTCCATCAGTAAGACCAGTTGGTTTATCTACTGTGTAATTTGGTGATGTATGAATCGTTACGCTGGCGTTACTGGTATAATCCCACTGGATATTTACACCCGTGGCGTAATTACCTATTTCAACATAAACATCATAGGTATCACCGGATGTATTCACCCATGCAAAATTAGTAAATCCAACCGATGTCCGTCGCCATAACGCACCAGTAAGACCTTTTGGATTCCCATTTCCCGCACGAAGAACAAGTTCAGATATACCAGCCTGCATAGGGGAGTTAACATTATATCCAGAACTACCAATCAGGCTTATGTAAACTACGGAACTTGCCTGTGGCATGGTTACAGTTGCCAGCTTGAACCATCCTGCACCACCAATAAAAGACATGGTTGTTGAGTTGATCGTGCCTATAGACCTTGGAGTTAGCTCAATGTTTTTAGAACCGTCAAACGACACCCCATTTATAGTTCTCGCGGTTTGTAACTTGGTCGCTGTAGCCGCGTTACCGGATGTATTCTGATTCCCCGCAACGTTAACACCAGGTAAATTAATATTCGCAGTACCATCAAATGCCACACCGCCAATCGTGCGTGCTGTTTTCAATTTCGTCGCGGTGTCGGCGTTCCCTGTCAGCGCCCCGGTGATCCCACCGTTGAAAGTCTGGCGTGCACTCCATGTGTTAGCCGTGCTCAACAGGGGGATCTTTTCACCGCTGGTACCGATTTCTCTTAAACCAAGGTATTGGATAACAGCCAGTGTGCTTGTTTTAGCCAGGATATCGCGACCGACTGACGTTAAATCAGTCTGGGAAACAGTGTCTGTACCGGTAAAGTACGGCAATTTATTTGCGCCAGTCGTAAGGCCAGCGAGCGCTGTTAAAGTTGCATCAAGTGGCTGTTTCCCTGCCAGCGCATTTGTCATTGTTGTCGCAAAGTTCGGGTCATTGCCAAGTGCTGCTGCAAGCTCATTCAGGGTATCAAGAGCTTCTGGTGATGAGCCGACCAATGCAGATATAGCAGCCCGTACGTAAGCAGTCGTAGCGATCTGCGTATTGTTTGTGCCCTGTGCAGCGGTAGGTGCAGTAGGGATACCCGTTAATGCAGGGCTTGCCAAAGGCGCTTTGAGAGCCAGGGCATTGTTGATAGTTGTGCTGAAATTCGGGTCGTTATTGATCGCAGCCGCAATTTCTTTCAACGTATCCAGTGCTCCAGGAGCACCATTGATAAGTGCTGTTATAGCTGCCTTAACAAAGGCTGTGTTTGCGATCTGCGTGCTGTTTGTACTTTGCGCTGCCGTAGGCGCGGTTGGCGTTCCTGTAAGCTCTGGGCTTTCTATTGGCGCTTTGGTATCAGCCAGCTCTTTTACAGACTTAACGGCTTTAGGGGTAGCCGCCATTGTTTCGCTGTCGCTGTTAGTTGCGCTACTGAGCTGAACTAATCCCTTTTGTGTTGTGCTTGCATCCTGCGCCGTATACTTGCTTTTCGCCAGATCGTAGGCTTTTTTAACCGCCAGCGAACTTGCAGCGACATCACTTCTGGTACTGGTTACAGAGTCGGAAATTTCAATGCCTATCGTGAGATCGATGCGGTCGGATACATCTATCATTTCCTGAGTAATAGCAGATACGCCAGCAGGGATATTCACCGTACAAACAAGCAGTTCCCCATCTCCTAACTGATATGAATCGGTATAGGTTCTGGCAACAAATTCAGCCGCATGAATATGTGACGCGGTATTAACCTGATAAGAATCTTCTCCAAGGAGGTATCTTCCCTTCAGCACAATTGCATATTTCTTACCTGCGCTAAGTGCAAGAGAAATATCCTTACGCTGCTGAATAGTTACCTGGTAGAATTCACCAATATTCACTGACGCCGCGCCAGCGGTTTTATCACCATCCACTGAGGTGATTAACAGGTTCATCCCACCGCCAGGCTTCGGCAGGAAACCAGCATAAAATCCAGGGTCAACAATTCCCCTGAATTTTCGGTTTAGCGCGGCTGACAGATATGGTTCGTGGTATTGCACATCAGCCACCAGAGCCAACGACTCGGGTGATGGGTAAGTAACCGATGTAACAACTGTAACGTCATTCATCAAGCATATCCTTATGCTGTAGTCGTGTTTATGGCCATAACTGCGGTATATGTTTTGCCCACATACAGCGAGTCTTCCTGGACACAAATAATGGCGATTGGCTTGTTCTCGTTATCCAGAACAACCAGAGTGTTGAATGGGTAGTTTTTCCCTTCCTGCAACTGGCTTTGATCAAGGTCCATTCGGACAGTAATTATCCCGCCTGAGTAGGTTGGAACGAGGTCGATGGTGCAAAATTGACTTGTCAGTTCAGCCAGATCGAAAGCCTTTGGCAGTTCTCCAATCTCATAAGTACCATCTCCTTTCTTAGTAACCAGTGAACTGGTACCGAAAACGGCCTTACTGATTAAAAATCGAGAGCCTTTGTTAATGGACGATTCAGCGCGCCGCTGATAGTAATAGTCCAACAACTGACTCTTATAGAGGTTTGTTGAGACGTCAGACATGATTTTCCCTAATCAATGTTGTGAAGCCTCATTGTAAGAGAAGTAACTTGTCACCCCGCCCTACGGACGGGGTGATTGTCAGGCGTCGCTATCCAGCAACAAATCATCTGCGCGTGTGCGATCAAACGTAGGTGTCGCTTTCACAATAGTGCCACCAGGCGTTGCGGTGATCGGGGCGCTAATCGACGTAACTCCAGTAAGCGAAGTTGTATCCGAAGTTTCAAACCAGCAGAATGCTTTTTCGGTATCAGAAATCTCGTTCAAAGTGATCATGTCGGCCTGTTCATTTACAACAACCGACAAATAGAGCGTAAGCCCATCAAACACTATATGCAGTGGCAGTAGAGGCTTTACGAACTGATTAAACTTTCTGAGAATTTCTTCTGTAATTGCGGACTGATCTATCGTGCCAGTAATACCCATTGTCCTAGCCAGGTCGTTTATGGGAATACTGATCATCCCTCTGGAAGTCAGAAACATCTCGCCGAATGTGCCGCCGGTAGTCTCCAGTGTGCTTTCTGGTATTAGAACTGTGCCATAGGGATGACGCTCAAGGTCCACCGGTGCATATATCGGATCCCATAAAACAGAAATACCGTTAAATTCGCGGTAAATTGTCTGGTTTATAGGGCGTTCAGTTCCCTTAAAGTGGATCTCGTCAAGCCGCTGTTGTAACAGCATTGGTACGGAAGACGAATTCGACGTTCTGATAGTAAAGAACTGGCCAAGTTCATTTGTCCTGGTCTCCAGATCTTCCTTGCTCATGGAGAAAATAGACTTCCGGTTGGTAATTCGCTCCAACCATGGGTCAACAAAAGTGTCCATCATTGACTGAACCAAATCAGCCAATGATTTATAGAGCAATGACTTTTGCTTAGCTGATGTAAGCCGGTTATTAAACCAGGAACGTTGCATCACTCCTCCTCATACGAAATATTAAAGGTGGAGTTTTCTGTATCCAGATAAACGAAATCGAAAAATCCGTTGGACTCATTCCACTCGACAAATTCCAGATAAAAATCGCGGAAATAGCCAAGCGTTTCGATATACGCCCAAACGTCTTTTTTCTTAATCAGGATGTACTTACCAACGCGGTTTGGGTCGAAGAAAGCTGAGTCACGCCCGAATTTTGTTTCCAGCGCCGACGTCAGTTCATCGGTCACGTTTTCAATGGTCAGGCTTGCCGATATCCGCCCGGTGATTGTTATCTTAAATGGTAGTTTTCTGACCTCTTTATAAGAGAATTTCTTGTTCAGCTCATTCGGCACCTTCTTAAAGGCAGCCAGGATCATTTCTTCAAGTTCTGACTGACTTTTATTTGGATGCCACCCTGAAATAAATATCTTATTGATATTCTGAACATTATAAGCACCATCTAATTTCTCTTGCTGGCCCTCACCCCATGCCTTTACCCAGGACAGGCCTGGGATGTTACGCACCAGAAAATACGTATAATCCCCGCCCCATACGACCTGATCATCATAGGCAAGGTAATATTGTGCACGGTTACGTGTGATCTCCGTTGTTTCAGCATCGGTACCTGCGGTTATAGGTGTCGTTGTCTTAACTGAAATCAAATTAGCTAAATTAGCCGCAGAATCGACAGGCGTCAGGTTTTGGCCAGCAACCAGGGTTATATCGCCGTTGGTGCACCATACCTTAAGCGTAATTGTCGAGCCTTCTGGCGGTATTTGCCCAATTAGCCCATCGCCGAATCGAACCCCCAACTGCTCGGATGGTTTATAAAACTCAACGTAGACCTGGCTTTTACTACCGGCTAACCGGAACATAGTGCTGGAAGACCACTGCGTGGTCTTACCATCGGTCGTCACGAATACTTCCAGCTTATAGCAGACAGCAGTGAGAGCCTTTGATAACACGACTTCCAGAAATTCTTTGGCTGCCGTAACGGTATATGTCACCTCCTGGATTTCCAACTGTGCCACTTCTACCGTACCGGTGCCGTCAACCAACCTGCATACATCCATAGTCATGTAAGGGTACTGGTCGTCAGATATTAAAGGCATGTTTTTGGGGATTACCGCTGGGGCGTCTTCACTTGTGGCAGTGATCTCAATCATCCCCGATGACGGTGTTGGCTTGGTACCAACGTAACTATTCGTTTCTGCCGCTGCCAGGATAGAGGAACGCCGCGTCGCGGTCGATATAAAGCCTTCAGCCAGCGCCGCATCGGCATACTGAAAGCACCTGTAGACAATCTGGGTAATAAACAATGTCAGCATCGAGACAAATTGAGAGCCGACAAACTTCGACCAGAATGAATCTTTCTCGACAAGCTCTTCAAACTCTGCACGAATACTGTCTTTAGTCGGTGTTGTTTTACTCATAGCACCACGTCCTGTGTGATAGTTATATCCCTGATACGAATGGATATTTTCAACTTATCAAAAGCATCTCCCTCGGCAACTGACAAGCCAGAAATCGGTATGTCAGGTAAATCTACCGTCAGTTTTTGCAACAGCATTGCCTCAACCGCAATTTGAACATGCGACAAGTTGGTCGGTTCGTGTTTAAACTGCGGTAAAACATTGCCCCATGACGGATCCCCGTATACCTCACCCTGATAAGTGTTTAGCCACTCATATAAACGAGCGCCCCAGGCCTCCTCCTGGGACTCATACGTTTTTACGCCGGATAACTCCAGCGTCAGCAAAGGATCAATTTCGTTATTGTTGGCCATCAATCAACTCTCGCGTAGTCATTCATCAACGGATCATCAATTGACAGTGGTACCGTGCGCATAACGCCCGGCTGAGGCGTGCTGACCTTTACGACAGTTCCCTGGCCTTTCGCCGAGTCTTTGGTGTGCTCTTCAATCCTGGCAAGTAATGAGGTCATCTGCGCAAACAGCCGCTTCGTTTCACCATCAAGTGAAACGGTATTATCAGCCAACTGCATTGTCGGCTTGGCACCGGAACCACCAAGGTCACTAATAACCTGTCCGTCTATCTGCATACGACCGGTTGGTTGCTGCAAATCGTTGGCGGCAGTCGTCACCTGGGACGTGGAGGCTGGTTCAGGCGCATTATTTTTCCGCATCCCCGGCGAGTTGCGGAGTTTATCGAATAGTCCATCAATCCCCATTTGTGCGCCGAGTTGGTCAAAGTAACTTGAGTTGCTGGTCACCGGACGCGCCTCTTCAACTGGCATCGGAGTATCAACATACACATTGCCAGCTGCTGTTGCGGTCCCCTTCCCTCGTGCACGTTCTTCGAGCGTTCCCTGAACGACTTCCCGACGCATACCCCGGCCATTCATGAATTTGTTGACCAGATCGTTAACGCCAACAGCATTGCCGATTTTGTCTACCAGACCGCCTTTCTCAAACGGGCTATCACCAGGGGTAAACGCCAGGCCAGTAGACTGATCGATAACAGCGTTATCAGGCAGTGGTCCCCTCACTCCATATTGCGCCCCACCCTGTGCTCCTGCTCCAGGTGTATAGATTTCACCACCTAAATAGCGAGCACGATGAGTATTGACCTTGATCGCGTACTCACGGTTTTCTTTCGATAAGTCACCTGTGCCTTTTTTCCACTTATTGATAGTGCCAAACCCAGCGTTATATGCAGTGATGGCCTCGTTTAAGTCTCCATTGGCTTGCTTCAGATACTTGCTCATGAGAAGAGCCGCAGCTTCTGCCGATTTCACAGGATCAAACGATTCACCTTCAGCTAAGCCAGTCTCTTCACGAGCAATCCCCGTGAACTGAAACATTCCCAGAGCACCGGTTTGGGATTTTGCATACGGATTACCACCAGATTCAGTTGCAGCAATCGCGTAAAGAGTGCCTTCTGGAAGACCATATTTATTCTCTAGTTCAGCAAAATACGGAGCCAACTTATCGAGATTTGCCTTACCTTCAGATCCAAGACTTCCGACTTTTACATCCAAGCGGCCATTGTTGTAGGTATCCGCAGCTTTCTGAATGTCATTCCTGGTGCCAGTGGTATTAAGCGACGATGATGACGAGCTATTTTGACCAATTGGATTTGCCCCTATATTTCCAGACACCTGTTATCACTTAACCCATTACTGGCTTGCTGCCGTAGATATTCCCGTGGCGAGCGATAACCCAGTGCACTATGCGGATGCCATTCGTTATAATGCTCGAATGCCTCTGCAAGGTTCTTTGCTGCCGTTAACCCGTCTGGTTTGGGCATGACACTGATGTAGTCACGCTTTATCGTTTTCACGAAGCTCTCTGCTATGCCGTTA